GTGTATATTAATGGGCGGGAGTTATATCCGACTTCCGCTCTTGAAACAGGGAAAGAGCTGGCAATAGCATTAGAAAAGGGGAAGAGTGATAATATTATGATCGAACATTTGAGGCGATTTTTGCCGAGTTATCCTAAAGTTGAATATGGGATCAAAGCGAAATTAGATGGTATTACTTTATTCGGAAAGTTAGATGGTTATAATCCAAAGAAAAAGATAATTGGCGAAGTAAAAACAGGAAAAAAGTGGACACAATCAATGGTAGATACTTCAGGACAATTAACATTTTATGCCTTACTTGTATGGCTGAAATATAAAGTATTGCCCGAGATTTATCTTCATTGGTGCGAAGCGAATAATGGTGTATTAACAGGTGAAATTAAAACATTCAAAACAGAAAGGTCGAAAATTGATTTAATTAAATTCTATTCTCGCATTAAAAGATGTTGGGAAGGAATTAAAGAATTATGTCAAACAGAAAAATAGGGGCTCTTTGGGTTAGAACAACTCAAGAGGGCAAGAAGTATATGTCGGGAGTATTAAATGATTTGAGAGGCGATATTAGTATTGCGGTATTCAAGAATGATAGGAAAGAGAAAGAAAATCAGCCCGATTATAATATCATTATTTCCGAGAAAGATAAAAAGCCTGAGACAAAATATCAGGAAGCTTCTGAGCAACCAGAAATTCAACCAGAAGACCTTCCTTTCTAAAATGAAAAAAGAGTCGGTTAGTTCTTTAAAGAAAAAGGCATGGCAGATTTTCAGCGAATGGGTTAGAGTAAAGGATGCCGATTATAGAGGATTTATTAGATGTTTCACTTGTGGGAAAGTGGGGCATTATAAGACTTTCCACGCTGGTCATTTCTTGGGAGGAAGAAGAAATAATTTGCTTTTTAACGAAATTGGTTGTCATCCGCAATGTTATGAATGTAATGTTCCAAAGCACGGAAACCAATGGGAATATGGCAAAAGAATGGTAAAATTATACGGAGAGAAAGTTGTTAAAGATTTAGAAAAATTAAATCGTAAAAATAAACAATTCACTATTTTTGAGCTTAAAGAAATAATTAAAACCTATCAAGTGAAATTAAAAAATCTATAAATATGGGGTTGTGGCGGAAAGAAACAACGACCTGCGAACGGAAGAAATAGGATTTCCAAGTAGTGGCTTTCCCTTTAATCGCTCCAGACTTTGAAAGCAGAAAGGCACGAAAGGAAAGCAGGCAATCGGCATCCAAGATTGCGTGTAGGTTCAAGACCTACCAACCCCACAAAATAATATGAACGGAAAAGACCAAAAAGTAATAAATAACTTTATAATTAGATTATCTGGCAAAGCCGAGATTCCTGAAGAATTAAGCATAGGACATAACTATGAAGCAAAAATATCGGGTTCAATTACTTCTAAAACCGAAGAGGATAATAACGATGGCACATCGACATTCATTTATAAATTTGAGCCCGTGATAGTGGAAGTTCTGAAACCTACCGGAGAAACCATCAAAGCAAAAGATGTAAGAAGAATTAGTCAACGAATTAGGTCAAGATGTTATCTTTATTGGATAAATAATAAAGTGGAGCAAGATTTTGAAGAATTCTATAACCGAATAGGAGAAAAAATAATTATTAATTTTGACGAGATAATAGGTTTTATTCAATAAAATGCCATTTACACAATTCATAAAAAATAAAATTGAAAGAATGGGGTATATGAGTTATAATGAATTAGAAGAAACCTACCGATTTTCTAATAAGAGAGTAAGTAGCGTTGAGCGTTTATTAAGACCCAGCAAAAGTCCGCAAATAGAGAGAATCAAAGAACATGGCGTAGTTATTGGCTATAAATGGAAAGACAAAAAGCCAATGACAGAATTAGAAATGTTAATTGAAGCAACAAAATAATGGATAAAGAAAATTCTCATTACTTTCATTCAGAAGAAAAAGGTTGTAAGATTAAGAATAAGAAATTTAACGAAATACACTACGAAAGCAAATCAATAATCAAGGGAGCGTATTGTTTAACTCATAAAAAGGATTTATGTCGTTGTGGGTGGGAGTGGGGATGGCACGGAGGGACTGATAGTTCGAGAGCTGATGAAGAAGTTTGAAGGCATTGAAATGGAGAAGCAGAAAGAACTCACGGAAGAGAATGTGGAGCCGATGGATCAGGGAATTGATGACATAGAGGCGCAGCAAGAAATGGAAGGACTTAATCTTTAAATATGAAAAGCGACTTACATTCAAAACTTCAGGACAAGGCCATTAATTATCTACTGGATAAAGCTTACTGGATAACCCGGCAAGAAGCGCAAACTTTGGGAGGAATAATAGATGTGTGGGGTATGAGACATATTGACTTTAAGACAATATGTATTGAGGTAAAGGTTTCAAAATCAGATCACCGTTCTCGCTCACAGAAATACAAAGAATATTATTCAGGAGCAATCGCAAACAAAAACTTTATTCTATCTCCCAAATGGTTAATAATGCCGGAAGAAGTTAATCCGCACTGGGGACTTCTTTGGTATGACGAGAAAACCGATAGAATACAAAATCTGAAACAGCCGACAGAATTGGAACAAACCGAACTTCAGAAATTAGAAACCTTAATTCATTTTCTCTATAATGGAGTGAATAAAAATAAGTTATGATTAATCAAATAATTCAAGGAGACACGCTTGCGGTTTTAAAAACTTTTCCTGACGAATCAATGGATTGTATCATCACTTTAGATTAAACAACGAAATTTACCTATACTTATGGGGCAAGAATCTACTAATAAGAAGCAATATCAAATTGAATAAAATTGAATAAAATTTAATAAATATGGGTTCTACGCCAGAGAAATTAAAATTAGCCAGTGAAAAAGCGAGAAGACTTGGTTTAATGGGCAGGCATAAGGGAAGTAGAAACAAGAAAACTATTGCCAAAGAGAAGGCAAGGGAAGCTTTTGAGTTGGCACAATTAAAGAAATGGGAGAAGATATCGGATGCCCAAGCAGAAGAAGCTGTTAAAAACTTCAAAGCTCGGGAATACACAATTAATCAAGTTATAGGGAAACCTAAAGAGATAATTGAACACGAAGGGACATTAAGAATATTGATTGATGATATCTAATGAAAGAAGAAAGAATATTAGTTAGCAGTTTAATCAATCCGACTGATAAGCAAAGGGAATTTTTATTAGCAACAGACCATTATAAATATCCTTTTTATGGCGGAGCAAAAGGAGGAGGAAAGAGTTATATCTTAAGGTGGGGACTAATCAGAAAGTTAGTCAAGTGGGCAAAGTTGGGTATTCCTAAGGTAAGGGTGGCTTTATTTTGCGAAGATTATCCTTCATTAAAGGATAGGCATATTACCAAGATGGAGACGGAGTTTCCTGATTGGTTGGGCAGGTTGGCAAACACCCAGACCGAAGGAATGAGTTTTATATTAAGACCAGAATTTGGCGGCGGAGTAATAGCTTTAAGAAATCTTGACGATCCCAGTAAATACGCTTCTTCAGAGTTCGCAATAGCCGCTGTTGACGAACTCACTAAGAATGAAAAAAAGGTTTTTGATCAGCTAAGATCAATTGTTAGATGGACTGGCGTTGAAGATACAGGATTATGGGGAGCGTCAAACCCTGGTGGCATTGGGCACGAATGGGTTAAAAAATTATGGATTACCAAAGAATTAACCAGAGAAGACCCAAGACCAGAAGATTTGATATTCATTAAGTCATTGCCAACTGATAATCCTCACTTGGCTAATTCTTATATTGAAGAACTTAAGAGATTGCCCGAGAAATTAAGGAAAGCGTATCTTGAGGGCAATTGGGATGTTTTTGAGGGTCAATTCTTCTCGGAATTCTTTAAGGAGAAACATGTGGTTGAACCTTTTGCTTTGCCTGAGAGTTGGTTGAGATTTAGAAGCATAGACCCTTCGGGCAGAGACGGGATAACATCTTGCCATTGGTATGCGATAGATTGGAACTCAAGAGTGTTTGTTTATCGGGAGCATTATGGAACGGGTTTAGATGCCGACCAACACGCCAGAGAAATAGCGAGATTATCAGAGGGGGAAAAGTATCGCTACACAGTTATTGATTCTGCGGCATTTTCTAAACTTGGCTTGCCAGAAACTATGGCAGAGGTTTATAATAGATGTGGAGTGTCAGGATTGACTCCTTCTTCAAAACAAAGAATAGTTGGGTGGAATACGGTTCATACTTATTTAAGATGGGATGAAAATACCGATTCCAAGATAAAGATTTTCAGCACTTGTAAAGATTTGATTAGAACATTACCAGCATTAGTCCACGATGATTTACACCCAGAGGATGTCAATACCAAAGGAGAAGACCATGCGGCTGATGATTTAAGATACTTTTTACAAACACTTAGGGAAGGTTATACTGAACGCCCCCTGACATTCGTTGAAAGACGATTAAAAGAAATGAAAGAAAAAGAAGAAGATTTTAATTTAAATTATTCTAAATCAAGTATTTTATAAATGGCAATTATTCCTCAAATAAAACAAAATAAAGATAGTAATAAGAAAAAACCAATAGAAGCTTTGGAAGCTTTACGGATTGATAAAAAGAACTACAATAAAAGTATAGGAAAGAAAATCCCAATGGTTGATAAATTAAAACAAAAACTTTTTATAAATAAATGACAAACGAAATAAAAAATAAATTAGAAGAGGAAGAAAAGAAAAAAGAAGTTGAATACAAACCAACTCCCGATAAGGTAGCAATGGCTGAATTCCTTGAAAAAAGAATCAGAGAAATGAAAGATTACCGCAAGAATCTTAAAATTGAGAATGATTGGAGAGAAGCGGATAATGAATATATTCCTTCGGAAATTCCATTAACAACTCGCAAAAGACTGGAACAAAACCAAGATACTGGATTAAGGTCAAAATTAGTGAAGGTATCAACAGATGAAGATGGCTGGCGTTCCAATGTTTCAGACCCAACTTTATTAGCTAAAATTCAAACAGCAATTTCAATTATAATTGACCGAGACCCCCGAGCGGTGATGACCGCTTTAGTTAAGAAATTTGAGAATACATCTAAACTTGCCAATGGATTATGGAAAAGAAATTGGAAAATTTCCGATTCAAAACATATTCTAAAATTATTCACTTTTGATTTGGCTAAATATGGCTGGGCAGTGGGGAGAAGTTATCCTCGTTTGATTAAGTATAATAAAAAGATATTGACCGAATATGATCCAGAAAATCCCGAGAATTCAAAATGGGAAGATAAAGAATTGGTATGGTATAACGATGTAGGCAAACAAAGATTAGACCCATATAGGACATGGATTGACGAGATGGCTAAACCTTACGAACCTTATTCAATGAATGAATGTTATTACGAATTAGATTATTCTTACGATGCGGCAAAAGTTGAATTTGAGAAATACGATGATTTTGAAGCCGTTGGAACTTCGGCAAAACAAACCGATTTAGAAGATTTATCAGAAGAACAAAAATCCCAATTAGAAAAAGAAAGAAAAGACATCATCACCTTTGGATTTTATGAAAATCGACTTAAGGATTTATATGCGATTTATATTCCTTCTAAAAAGATAGTTCTTTATTCTGGTTATCTGCCTAACGATGATGGATTATTAAGTTTATGGCAGGCACTGTGGATATTGAGAGATTCTAATAATCCTTATGGTATTTCTCTTTGGAAAGTAATTAAAGGAAAGAAAGAATTGTACGATAAGATGTCTAATATGACGATGGATCAATTAGTTCTTTCAATTCTTAAGATGTTCTTTTACACAGGAACCACCGATTTATTCGGAGAAGGAACAATTAAGATAACACCTGGCAAAGGAAAACAAATTCAGAACGGGGATATAAAATGGCTCGATGTTCCACCTCCAGGAAAAGAAGCTTGGGCGGGATTACAATTCCTTAAATCGGGAATGGACGATGATTCTGGCATCACCCCTACTCTTGAAGGAGAAATAACTGGCAAAACATTAGGAGAGATACTTCACGCTAAAGAAGC